TTTTACAAAAGTCTTCATATGTCTTATCTTTTTTAGCATTTTGTGTGAGTCTATAAAATCTATTATATGTTAAGTATCCAGCTTGGACACGTTTTTCAGTTTGTTGCAAAGCCCTGCGTTTTTGTTCACACATGTGAGCCACTAAGGTTGCTTCCTTAGAGTAGCCCTTGTTGCAGTGAACGCAAACGTAATTACTCATATTCTTTTCTTTGTTTTTTGTCAAACCCCAGTTTGTCAAATAATTCAGTGATGTCATTTTTATCCATTAAACTTGCTTGAACTTTTATATCTTCCAATTTCATTGCAGGATACAACTCGCACAATAGTTTTTCAATTTTAACTGCTTTTTGTTTTTTACCTGCGGCTAGATAGGGGTGATACATTTTTTGTCCTGTACCACATCCAGCAAACAATTTCCAAAGCATACCTTTGTCGTTTTTAGTAAACGCCCAATGATTCTTGTTTACTAGTTCGTTACAAGCTTCTAAATAATGTTCTTGCCAAAATGTATCACCTTGTACATTACTAACATAACGCATAAGAATATACGGACTGAATTCTTTTTTCTCTTGATCAGTCAAGTTATTGTAAAAATCTTTATCACGCATATCTACTGCGGCTAGTTCACGTTTAATATCAAGCGCCATGGTCTATACTCAAGTTATATATTATTATACACTGGTCAAGGGCATGTTGTAAAGCAGGATTTGTTTTGGCTGCTCGATGTATATTGCCCCAAAGTTGATGATCTTTAATGTGATCATGTAGTGGTCGTCCATCACTAGTTCTGCTATCCCAACCAATTATCCTACGTGTACTTGGGTCTGCACCAAATTCCCTAGCGTAAGTCACACCATCTGCCTTTTCATAAATGTATGTTGCTCCAGGCTTCAACGTTCCCATAAATCACCAACATTTTGAAAAATCAACTATTTCACTTTGACGACTAACTTCTTTAACAAAGTAAGCGCAAACTGGTTCTGGACCAGAGTGTAGTGGAGTTGCTAATAGTTGTCCTAATCTCATTTTTGGGAAATACCATTTAACATCTTGGTAAATGTTAACAATGTCAACTGGATAAAACTGGGGCTTAAAACTGCTAATTGGATTAAAAGTGAAAGCACTGAAACCTCTGTCATTTAAACTTGTAAGTGGTAATACTTCCATCTCACCACTGCATTCTGGATCACCGACAATCATACACCAATCTAAAGGCATTTGAATTTGCCACTCACCAATTTGTAGAACTGCCGCAGGGCTTGTGAAACTTTCTAAAAATATTAGTGGTTGGAAAAAGTAATCTGGATTTTGTGGATCACTATTATCAAAGACTGCAAACCTGCAATCCTCATCTACTTCTTCTGGGAGGTCATTTAAATAAAATGCCTCATCTTTTAACGTTAATATTTGCATTATTGATATTTTACCTTGTCTATTGTAAATGGATATTTTGCTTCCTTATAGAATTTCTTACGTTCTGTTAAGTGTCTTTTAGCATACTTTGTACTAGCTGTCATATCCCATATTTGTACAAAGTCTTTGTCTTCAGCTTTACGAATACCACGTCCTATTGATTGAATAACACGGACAAACGATTTGCCAGGCTCAATAAGTACCAAATTAAAGATGCGAGGAATATTAAGACCGACAGCCGCAACGCCATAGGTCGCGACAATAATTTTGTCATCACTGGTGCGAACTTCATCATATTCTGCTTTCCTATCTGTTGTTTTAACTGTGCCATTGACAAACACACTGCCTTCAATATTAGCTGTAATTTGTCTGCCACATTCAATTCTATCAACTAGAACAAGTGTATTACCTGTTTCACTAATTGCTTGTATCATAGACGAAACGTGTTTCATTCTATCTTCGTCAGTTACTAGATATTTTAATTCTTCTGCGTAACCGCCAAATTCTTTCCACTCTTGTGTCTGTACTACATTAACGTGACAGTTTGCCAAGTGTCCTGCTTCTTGTAATTCATGTGCCGCAATACCGCCTACGACCGGGCCTAAACTAGCAACAATACCTTCTAATTCGTATTGTGCTTTTGGAACTGTTCCAGTAAGTCCCCAACGTATTGGACAATGTGCAAATGCACCTGTCAATAAATTCTTTAACACATCTGCTTTAGCCATGTGTACTTCGTCAACAATAACACAAACAACGCCTTCAATGAACTCGATTAGTTTCATTGCGTCATCGTATTCTTTGCCTTTTTTCTCAAGTACATTTAAACTTTGCCAAGTACAAATAGTATGTGTCTTATCTAAATCTTTTCTGTCACCGTAATAAACACCAACATCTAAACCTACGTTAATGTAATCTTCTTCTGTTTGTTCTACAAGTCCTTTGTTAGGAACAATAACAATTGTACGTCCATATTTTTCACACATATGACTCATTGTTGCGGTCATAATAGTTTTACCAGCACCTGTTGCTAGCTCTTGTAAACTTTGTGGATTCTCTAAAAACTTATTAATAGCGTCTGGTTGATAGTCACGCAACATAATGGGTTTGCCCTCATGTACGTGACCCTTAGGCCATGTTTTACCTAAATCTGCCCAGTAACTTTCTGTTACTTTTTCAAATTCTAATTTGATTGGATTACGAAAATCTTCTAAGTCAATGTCATATCCAAACTTTTCTAACTCAGGCAAAATTCTATCTAACAAACTTAGATAAGTTGTTCCGCCAAGTCCAAAAAAGCTCACAGTTCCGTCCCAACGTCCCAATTTAAACGCTGGCATGTGTCTAGCATAAGGTAGCTCGTACTTAAACTTAGACACTAATTTTTTTCTAGTGTCCAAGTCTAATCCTTCAATTTTGACATTAACTTCGTCTTTTAAAATTATTTTACATGACGACAATGTCTTTCTCCTTAGGGTCATGATCACCGTAAAAAAGGTTAATCATGCTGTTTTTTATCGCACTTTTAATCGTGTAGTGTGGTGTTACATATTTGTTTTCACAAATACAAATTGATGGATGAACTTTATTTTTGACCAAACTCTTAGGGTATTTGCTTCCTAAAAAGATCCATTTGGGATTTTCAGAAACTGCTTTATTCAACCCGTATTTTTTGATCAAATTATTAAAATCTTCACCAGAATCTTCATTTTTTTGTCTAAACAAAACCGCTACATCATCTAGTTTAACATCACACGCTTGCAATGTCAAAATCCAATCTTCCAGTACTGACGAGTCAATACCTTCATTTAGAAATATTACGGTCTCAGTGTTCCAAGCCTTGGCAATTTTGACAATTTTTGACTTTTCGTACTGGTTTTTATTAAAAAAGAAATTTTGCACTTCAGTGTTAACATATATTTTTAACAACTCATTGTCAATGTTTAATGTTGGCAAGTCTTCAATCACAGTGTCAGACAAAACTGGAATAGCGTACATCCTTGCCTGCTGTAATGCCTGCTCTAAATCACCAAATTTTGCTTTTTCTCGGATATTTTTAAAGATATACTCGCCATTAATTTTATCCAACATTGGCAAATAATTTTCCATGTCATTTTGGACTTGAGTATATTGGTTGACATATTCGGCCAATTCCTCGTCTAACTCAAATCCATTTGGAATGAGATAATTTATGACTAATTTTACGTTTTCTTCGTCTAAACTCAGCAACCAGTATTTTTTATCGCCATCCCATTTTGATTGTTGGATAGAGTTGTAGTTGCTTTTAATTTTGTCCACAACTTCTTGGCTGTAAGGAAATTTCAAACAAATAAATTTTTTCTTTGTTTCAAATTCTTTGAAAATTTCGGCAGTTTTTCGCCTATCAACCACTCGAAATGGGTATTTGTATTTGGGAACATCTAAAAGAGAATCTACAGTAGTAATTCCAAGATTAACAAATTGCTTTCGATATTTTTTAATTAATCGACAGGCAATCATTGCTTGTTTTTCTGTAAATGGATTTTCTCTGTAGGCTTGATCAGCAAGACTTGTTGCAATTCTTTGGTCAAAATTGCCCAATTGTAACTTGCTAGCGAAAAGTTTGACTAAGTCTTCAATATATTCCATAATAAGATTATACTTGATCTAAATGGAATTGTCAAATTTTATTTACAGTTACAATTCCAATTTGGGATATCAAATCTTGATAAGATTGATGTTTGAGTGCTATAGGATTTAATTCTTTAAGCGAAGAATCTGCACAATTAAAGATCCAAACGTCGTGATCAACATAATGTACAATTGGTTTTTTGACATTTAAGATTGCATGATTAAAATATGCATCTATGTCCATGGTAGGAACAAAATTGCTGTGTACATAGGCCGCATAACCAGTGTAACGATTTAAAAAAGGAACATATAGTTTTAAGTAACTGTTATCTTCCTTCTTAAAATGCTCAGCATCTTTTAAAAGACTTGGATCAACTGGTAAAGTGACAATGGACTCCTCACTTTTTCGACGAATCAAATCTACACACTTGGTATAGTTGTCGTCAATCAGTCCAATGTAAATTACTCT